GGGGAGCGCAAAAGGAAAGCAAGTACATCCGCCAATGGTGTTCTACAATATAGAAGTGTTAAAAAAAGTATTGTAACCCGAAATACAGCATTTAAAGCACAAATCAGAGCGAGGCTATGAGTATTTAACCTAAAAATTTGCTTTTTTAAAAATAGCGCAATAACTTGCACCGCAAATGCTACGGATTAGAACTCGACCCGAAGTATTGCGATGTAATAGTAAGGCGAATGCTGAAACTTGATAACACACTAACCGTAAAAAGAAACGGCATAGATGTAACAAAAGAGTTTATCGAATGAAACCACGTATCAGCAAAATAAAAGCAAAAGAGATAATCCTATCCAGCATGGAAGAGGGGTTAACCTTTACTGATACGCTTAGAGCAATACGGAGTAATTCGGAGTTAGCCGAAAGTTCATTTGCAATATATTGGAAAGAATGCCAAAAAGAGTATTTAGAACGGCAAAAAAAGCGTGAAAAGAAAAAAGAAGAAGCACGGGAAGAAGCCGATAAAGAAGCCGTTAAATACGATATATTGAGCCGTTTTGAAAGGATGGAGATTGCCACTAAGATAGCAAGGAACAACCCAAAGCGGATACCAACCAAGTTGGATGCAAACGGCAATCCAATTGAGTACTCACTGGTTTACAATTCAGCAGCCGAGGTGGTCAGGGCATTGGATTACCTGAGCAAGATAGATGGCGATTACGCTCAAGAGAAGCAGGAATTAGAGCACAAATACTCAAAAGATACTATTCAACACATCAGGGATGCACTCGGTATCGGAGATAGAAAACGGGTTTAGCCGAAGCGAAAAGCAGTTAGAGGCGTGGGCGTGTTTCCTTTCGGAAAATGCTAAGTTCATAGGCTATGGTGGGGCAGGTGGTGGTGGAAAATCCTATTTAGGCTGTGATATATTCTCCACGATGTGTGTAACACATCCTGAAACAAAATGGTTTTTCGGGCGAAATACCCTGATGGAAGTGCGGGATTCAATGGTACACACGTGGCGAAAGGTATGCAAGGCCAAGGGTATTGATGGCTGGCGGGTAAACGATAGGGGAATATTCTTTGATAATGGCTCCATCATTGATTTTTTGGAGTTGCAATACTATCCACGCAAAGACCCTATGTTTGAGGCATTGGGTTCAAAAGAATATACAGGTGGTTGGATTGAAGAAGCGGGCAACGTTCACCCGTTGGCATTCGAGGTGCTAAAATCAAAAGTAGGGAGATGGCACAACGAGGAGATAGGGCTGTCAGGCAAAATACTGGTAACGTTCAATCCAAAGAAGAATTGGCTATACCACACCTTTTACAAGCCATACAGGGATAATAACCAAGCCGAAGATACAAGATTTATTCCCGCTCTATATTCAGATAACCCGTGGCTGCCGAAAGAGTATATCGAAAATCTAAAAAACATCAAGGATAAAAGCACAAAGGAAAGGTTACTAAACGGCAATTTCGATTATGACGACGACCCAACCGCACTAATCCCGTATGAAAAAATAGCAGCAATATGGAGCAATACACACATAAATCGAGATTATGCCAATAGGTACATAACGGCTGATATAGCGAGGTACGGTTCTGATAAGGCTATTATCATGGTTTGGTACGGCTTCGTAATAGTGGATGTGAAAGTTTACGATATTAGCAGCACGGTACAGATTCAGAACACTATCAACACCATGCGCAGCAAGCACGGGATACCGGCACGAAACTGCATTGCCGATGAGGATGGTATCGGTGGAGGGGTAGTGGATAACTGTGGAATCAATGGATTTCTAAATAACGGGAGGCCATTCGATAGTGCTTACTACAACCTGAAATGTGAGTGTGCATACCATTTGGCCGATACCATCGGGAGTATCTATTTTGAGTACCAAGTGGCTGAGGATGAACGGCAGTACATCGAGGAGGAGCTGGGGCAAATCAAAACCTATCAAGCGGATAACGACACGAAATTAAGGATACTCCCGAAGGATAAGGTGAAAGAGAATATAGGGCATTCACCAGATTGGGCGGATAACTTCATTATGAGGATGTGGTTTGAGTTGGGCTATTCCGAATATGACCCCGATTTCGTAAGGCGGGTGGAAATGTTAATATAATGTTGAAAAGTTTATTGTTTTTGTAAATACTTATATGTATATTTGCACTATGATTAAGACGATAAATAGAACATACAGATTTAGGATATATCCAAATGCTTCCCAAATGGAATTGTTGGCGAAGCACTTCGGCTGTACTCGCTTTGTCTATAACTATTTCCTTAATCAAAGGCAAGAGCAATACAAAGAGAAAGGAGAGAGTGATAACTACTATGCTCAGGCAAAGGCTCTAACTGAATTAAAGAAAAAAGAAGAAACCGCTTGGCTTAAAGAAGTAAACTCTCAAACACTTCAATTTGCTTTGCGTAATCTTGAAACTGCATACACTAATTTCTTCCAAAAGAGAGCGAAGTTCCCTAACTATCACTCAAAGAAAGGTAAGAATACATTTACCGTACCCCAATTTGCAACTATTGAAGATAGTAAATTGTGGCTACCTAAATTCAAGAGTGGTATAACTATCCGTCTGCATAGAGAAATCAAAGGTAAGATGGGCAAAGTTAGTCTAACTAAAACTCCAACAGGAAAGTATTTTGTATCAGTATTCACAATAGAGGAGTATCAAGAACTTGCACCTGCTAATAAAGCAGTTGGTGTAGATTTAGGTTTGAAAGACCTACTGATAACATCTGATGGTGAAGTATTCAAGAATATAAATCAATTGCTGATGCAAGTTGGGGTACATTCGTCACTATGCTAACATATAAGGCTAATTGGAATGGTAGGAATGTAGTTAAGATTGATAGGTTCTTCCCATCATCTCAAACTTGTAATGTTTGTGGCTATCGTAATAGCGAAATAAAAGACTTGAAAGTAAGAGAATGGGGTTGCCCATCTTGCGGTACACATCATAATAGAGATGTAAATGCTGCTATTAATATCCTAAAATTAGGATTAAATAATATATCGGCAGGGACTGTCGATTACACCGATGGAGAGGATAGAAGACCTAATCTTTTGAAAGGGCATTCCTCTGTGAAGTCGGAAGCCCACGAATCTTTAGTTCGTGGGTAGTTCACCTTTGTAGCAACCAAAAAAAATACTACTATGGCACGTTTCAATGTAGGTGAAAAGGTAAGGGTGAAAGCCACGGGCGAGGAGCTGATTGTGGCTGTATCCATATCCACGTTTGAGGGTGGAACGAATAAAATTATTTATGAACTATCCGATGGCAAGCGTGATGTTTGGGGGACATACATATCCAATGGAGTTCATTACAACGAAGCGGATATAGTGGCTGTGGATGCAAGGCGGGATGTGAAGCTAAAACTTGTTGATGAGCTTTCGAGGCTCACTCACGAACGGGTGGCTCCGTACCTTGCAGAGAGTGAAACCCTGCTCAAGAAGGAGATTAACCGAGAACTGGTAAGGCAGGGGATGTTGCCGAAATATCCTGAACAGGAGGTTGAGCAGCAGATTAAGGCAACCGAAACACCAAAGGAAGTAAGGAAACCCGCAGGGAGAAAACCCGTAAAAAGGGCAAAGAAATAACCATCCCGAAAATGGGAGTGGCGGAAAAACTGCCATCGTTAAAATAAAGTAACATGACGATAGAGCAGCTACAGGAAATAATCAACAAACCGAACACGAATGAGGCCGTTTACCTATTAACGCAGAGCGATCTCAACCTTCCATCATGGGCTAACGATTTAGAGCCTCAGTATAACGAGATGAAGCACGCCATCATGGTTGATGCACTTCGTTATCCTGTAAAGATGCAGAATGGCGTTGACCAAATAAGAAGGATACCGTTAGCCAAGCAAAAGGAGGCCGTTAATAAAATGGCACAATCGCTATTCTATACTGACGTAGTGCGAAAGTACGATATTGAGAACGATGATGAACAGGCGGAAGAAGCAAAAGAGGCATTAGAGATAAATTACAAGGTGCTTAATGCTGTGGATAGCCTGAACATGGAGAGAGGAAAGGAACTCTTCAAATCGTGCCAAGTGGCCACCGTTTGGCGTTTGGAAAAGAAACGAACAACGATAAAAGGCAAAACATCGGAGTTTGCATTAACTCACAACCTCTATTCCCCGGCGTTAGGGTACAAATTGTACCCTTATTTCAGCGATGAGAAACGGTTGTTAGGATTGAGCATTGGCTGGACGGATGCAAGGGATGCCACCATGAAGTTAATCACCTACGTTGTGGGTGCCGTGATTACCTATGAGAATACGGGTGGCGGGTGGAAGCAGTTAGATATTGAGCAGAACGATTTAGATGTATTGCCTGTTATCTACACATGGATTGATGAGCCTGTTTGGGGCGGCAAAGGCGGAACGGCACTGGTGGAGATAATGGAGGATATTCTCTCCAGGCAGATGATGTACATTGATAAAAACACCGTACCTACATATGTTATCTATAAAGGCGAAGGTGGCCGAGTGAGCAAGGTGGAGGAGAAACCCGATGATTCGAGGCGGGTGATCGTTGTCGAAAAAGGCGGTTTTATGAATGCAGTGCAATGGGAAGGGGCAAAGGATGCCGTTGAGTGGCAGTACCGAACCATTGAGGAGCAGTTCTATCAGCAAACGCAGGTGTTCAACAACTCACCGAGCGCAATGCAGAAAACTCCCTTGAGTGCAGATAACAAGGAAATACTGCTATTCGATAGCAAGGCGCGGGCAAAGGACTATGGCGGAGAGTACGTTTATATGCTCACCGAAGAATTTGATCTGGTGAAAAAGTTAATGGCCGTTCAGTTTCCCGTATGGGCTAATCAACTTGAGATGCTGAATTGTAGAAGCATTATCACGCCGTACAGTGTACGTTCGCTCAAGGATAGGGCAGAGAGCATTAAGATAGCACGGGATGCAGGGGTAATAAGTATCGAGCAGGGCGTTGAAGAGCTGGATGTGGTGGATAACGTGAGCAATGAGGTTGAGCTGATAATGAACGAGAGAAACCAAGAAATTAACAATTTGCTGTAAAAAATGGATAGGTTTGATAAAAAACAACGGGCTTTGGTAAATCGGTTGAGTGCCGAGTTACGGGCTATCTATCTATCCATCATTCAGCAAGTTGCCAACATGAGTGTTAACTACTCAAACTTGGAGTATGCCTTTGCGAACCATCCCGACCTGAACAGAAAGGTAAATGAGTTAATGCGAATGATGCACTCCGATATTAATACTTTGGTACTAACTGGCGTTCAGGATTGCTGGGAGATTGCCAATAACAAGCATGATTTGCTGTTTCAAACGGTATTTGGCAAAAAGGCGAAGTTGTTACCATCGAGGGCATTGAATCGGTATTTAGCACCCAATATCCATGCGAGGGATGCGTTTCTCAACCGTTTGGAGGGAGGGTTAAACCTTTCTCAAAGGATATGGAGAAATACGGCACAATTCAAACAGGAGTTAGAACTCGCACTGGAGTTCGCAGTAAGCAAGGGGCAATCGGCCAAGACAACAGCAATACAGATGAGTAGATACCTTAACAATCCCATTGTTTTGAGAGAGAACGTTAATAGCCGTTTTGGGGAACAGAGGTTGCTGAATGCTGTGGATGTGGCAAGGCCTGGTCGGGGGATGTACCGCTCAAGTTACAAAAATGCCATGAGGCTAACGAGAAACGAAACCAATTTTGCCTATGAATCGGCTCAGATGCTACGGAGGCAGCAGCAGGATTTCATTGTTGGCATTAATATAAGTGTTGCTCCGAACTACGATATTTCGCTGGATAAGGGCGGTATTGTTTGCGCAGATTTACAAGGCACGTATCCAAAGGATTTTGATTTCAGCCAAAAGTGGCACGTAAACTGCCGATGTGTAGCAACAAATATTCTGAAAACACGTGATGAGATTGATGAAGATACCGAGCGAATAATCAAAGGGCAAGAGGTAACTGGAGAGAGTGTAAATCGAGTAACCGAAGTAAGCAATTTGGATTACATAAAAGAAGTTGAAGAACTAACAAAAAACTGGAAACGAAGACCCGTGTGGTTAGAAACACTAAAAATGAAAACAGCATGAGCAAACCGATTACGATAAATTTAGCAACGTACCCGAAAACTCGCAGATACTGTGAGCAAGTTCTCAATTCACTCCGTGGCATTAAGTGCGATGCCGTTCGTGTTTATTTGAATGAATACACCGAGGTTCCTGATGAGTTCCCGAAGGATGAGAAATTTCATTACCATATCGGGGAAGAAAATATCATGGATTCCGGAAAGTTCTACTTCATGCGAACGGGTGAATACTACTTTACCATAGATGATGATTTTATCTATACGCAATCCTATTTCACCAAGAGCTTGCGATTTATGCAGGAAACTGGATGCGTGGCGGTAACCACATACGGTAAGGCATTGAAGCCTAAACCGCAGCACTTCATGGATGCACACACGGTAATCCCGTGGAATGAGGATGAGGAAACGCCATACATCTGCAACGTGGCCAGCACGGGGTTATCTCTATACGATACTGATAAGGTATTTATTCACTCCAACTATTTCAAGTATCACGGCATGACCGATTTGGAGGTAGCAAGGATGTTGCAGGATAAAAAGTTCCCGATTATTTGTAGGCCGCACACAACGGATGAGATTGAGTACATTGCCGGGGATTACCACGAAACGCTATGGGATAGGAGAGAGGAGTTATATGGAAAACACGCTGAAATACTGAACTCCATACCCGAGTGGAAACTTTATGAACATAAAAAAGTATTGTGGCTAACAAACTACATACATAGTTCACTAATCAATGAGGAGAAAATAACCCGAAGCGGGCAGTACCTTTGGATTCGTGCATTGGGTTCAGATGTGAAACGCTGGGCTGAAATAATCAACAAGGAAAGCATAAAGAGCTACGATATTATTCACATGAATTTGGCACCGAACGATTTGGATTTAGCACTTGAGGTAAGGGCTATTTTGGGCAAGGATTCAGAAACGAAACTCATCTGCCAAGCCGATCACTCGGTTGATATAATGAATGGAGCGTTTAACTTTCAACTGCTAAAACAGGCTTTAAATGCAGCCGATTACGTAATGGGTGTTGAGGAGTATCAAATAAAACTATTGAAGCACTTAACCGATAAGCCAGTTCTATTCGTTCACAATCCTATTGATATTGATTTCGTTCGTGGCGTGGCCAAGGCACAGCAAGAAAATAGGATAGGGGTAATTTCTCACAACTATTTGGGCAACGAGGCGTATGTTGCACAAGCGTTCTATGATAAACGGTATCCTGTAGATTTGCTGTTCTATCAGGGCGATGATGCCATTCGATTAATGAAAACCTACACGAATGTTTACGGCAGCACAGATTACCTGAAATACTTACAGTTACTAACTCAGTACAAGGTATTGGTGGATACTCACCTATCCTATTCCATTGGCCGTTCCTGCATGGATGCAGCTGCATTGGGTATTCCTATGATTTGTAGTGAAAGGAGTGAATCGGCAAAGTACCTCTATCCCGATACGCTGGTTAACCCGTATGATGTAGGTAGGATTTCAGAGCTAACGGATAGGCTGATGAGCGATATAGTTTTCTACAAGGAGGTTGCCGAAACGGCACACGAGAGGGCAAAGGAGTTTGATTTATACAGGCTAAAAGATAAACTTTTGGAAGGAATATTTAACTTAAAAAACTAAAGCGATGAAGGAAAAAATCTTTGAAACTTTGAAGGGCGCACGTGAGCAAAACTCACAGGTAAGCGACCGCACGTTGGAGGGATTGGCAGAACAATACTCCAAGCTGATAACCACCGATGAGCAGTTGGGTAATTTTGATGCAAAGGGTGTGATTGAGAATTTGCAGGGCAATATCAACTTCGTTTTGAAAACGGAAGCCGATAAGTTGCAAGCAAAGCACAATGAGGAGTTAAAAAAACTCGAAGAGGAGAGAAAAAAACTCTTAGAACGGAAACCGCCCGAAAAGCAGGATGATGAACCCAATTTGGAGGTAAAAAGCCTCAAGGAGCAACTTGAGAAATTAACAACGCAGATGCAGGATTTACAGGCGGGTGCTGTTAAAGAGGGGCGATTGGCCAAGCTACGGCAAGCCTATGCAGGGATGCCGAAGGGTCAACTCGAAGCTGAGGAAGCTCTTTACGATTCGGTGTATGGGAACATGAATACCGATACATTCAATGCGGTTATTGCACAAAGAGAGGCTGCTAACAAAGTCTTTATTGAGCAGGCCAAAGCGAATGGATTGGATTTCAGCGTTCCATCCAGAGCACGGGAGGAACATCAGGATGGGCAAACACCCGTGTTGAAGCAAGCCCGAGAATTAGTTAACAAACAAAAACAAAAATCTGAGAAATGAAACAAATCCAAACGTATGAAGATGTTTTGAGCCGAAAAAACATCATCAACAAGGACAGGGCGTGGGATATTCCGGGAGGTGTCAGCATCAAGCCTGACAACCTCATCAAAGGGAGATTCCTACCAGAAGGAACGCCCGTGGCTCCACCCAATGCTTCTGGATACCGCAGGGTATGCAAGCAGGCATTGGTGCTGGAGGGTTCATCGGCACAGTTACTTATTGTGGATAAGAAGTTTAACCACTTCAAAGAGGGCGATATTGTGATGAAGTCGAAAGGCACGTCCAATAAAGCCTATAAGATTGCAAGTGTTTTGGCAACGGCTGGCGATAAAGAGGTTTTGAAAGTTTCAACCGTTATTGCAACGGTTACAAAATCAACAAAGCCGTTCTTAATCTGTGAAGCCGCTACCGTTAGGGTTGGTACTACTACAACAGAGATTAAAACGAAGAGTACGCCCGATTGTATTACGAAGTTTGGCATGGAGGTACCAAATGCTGACCTTGTCATGCTACCGGTTGGGGTATATACAAGGGCTGATGTGTTGGAGAATACCATTGCTGATCCGTATCTTGACCAGTTGAAGCATATTAACGTTATTAAGTATTAGGAGGGATTGAGTCATGGCAAAATTACAACCGATAAATCCTACTGGCCAACTATTGACCATTGAGGATATCAGAGCGTACTACACCGAGAATCAACTCCCGACCGCAGCGATAGATGTGCATTTCCCGCTATCGCAAACGTTAGATGGTTCATGGCGTACTATCATGGGGCAAACCAATAAGCTTAACATCGCTGCTGACCCCATTGAGAGCAAATCGAGCATTCCCGTTTCGGGGCGCAGGGGCTATAAATCCGTTCAGGGTGAGTTGGCCACCTTTGGTAAGGCCTTTGAAATGGATGCCGATGATTTTGAGCGTTGGCACAAATTGCAAGAGAATTTTGCACGTATGCAGAACGCTGATACTGCTGCACAGCTGCTGGCCTTTTGGGATGATGATTTAGCCAATGTAAGGAGAGCATTGGATAACGAGCGTAGGTATCTATGCTACTCTTTAATCAGCAACGCCTGCTCGATTAGTTTCGCTGCTGCCAACAGCCCGTATTTGCGTGGCTTGGCCGCTATGGAATATCCTATTGAGAGTTGGCAGAAAGATTATCATTCTGGTAACAACTGGAACGATGCGTCGAAGGATATCATTGGCGATATTCAAACCTACTTTATCGAACCGGCAAAGACGAGGGGTTTCAAAATCCGTAGCATAAAGGTTAGTTCAACGCTGTTTAACTACATTCGCAAGAATACAGCCATCCAGAAGTATTGCGCTACGCTGGTTATGAACATATACAACACACAAGCACCTCCTACGCTTGAGGCTATTAACGCTATGCTTGTTGAATACTTTGGCGTGGATGCAATTCAGTTCGAGGTAATTGACGACCTGATTACAAGGGAGAATGCTGATGGTAGCTATACCACTGCCAATCCTTTCAATTCCGTTGTTGCAGTTGGCTCTCCCGAATCAACTGTTGGAAGGTTCCAATGGAAGCAAATCTACACTGAATCTCCACAGCGTGAAACGCAGGAATCATTCTTTATGGTGGGTTCTTACAAGGAGGAGAAGGATGTGCCTTACGGAAAGGTTTACGGCAAGGCTCATGCTTTCCCTGCTGTGGATGCATACAATCAGATGATATTCTTTAAAACCAATGCGACAGGCTGGTAGCAATGAAGGTGGGAGAAGCCATACAAGCGTTAACGAACTATCCGATACCCGGCGGAACGATTGACCTCGTTTGTGCAAAGCGTGGTTTAGTTTCCACAGCCGAGGTATCGTTTAACCGTTCGTTTAATTTGGCCAAAGCAGATATTTACCTGTGGCTTTCAAAGGCTCCTAATATCCGTGAGCAGGAGGTAACTATTTCTTTTACCGAAGCAGAGCGCAATGCTTTGAAAAGGGATGCGAATAGTATCTACGATGAATACGGAGAGGGAGGCGGAGGCAAAGTTGGCTATGTAGGTGAAAATTTCAATTCGATATAATCATGGTTGAACTGGGTGAAATATCATTCTATACGGGTACAAGCACAACGGGAACGGATATGTGGGGACATCCCCTACCTTCCCGACCCAGTTGGAGCGTGTATTATCCCTGCAATATCAAAGCTCAAAAACGTGAGCTAACAGTTTACGAAGGTGGGCAGTATCGTAGGGCTAACTATGTAATCCTTGTAGATGAGAAACACTTGGGGACAGCCGATTATTCGGATTGCAAAAAGGTAAGGTTGAAGGATAGCGATTGCAAGTGCATAGGCACTCATCAGGTTATCGCTAACAGCTATCAGAGATTAACGAAACAAAGGCAGATCATAGTATGATTAAGTTTGGCATGAAAAGAGGGGCAATAGATGCAGCGAGGCGTGAGATTCGTGCTTACAGCAAGCGGGTTGAGAATGCTATACTGATGCGTCTGGAGTTCGTTTTAGAAGAGCTGAAAAATCATGCTAAAACCCATGCCGGGTATAATTTTCACACGGGCAACCTCAACAGCAGTATCGGTGGAGGCGTTTACAAAAACGGTGCACTAGTAAGCTGGAGAGGCTTCGAGGTGGAGCAGGGCGGTGATGATGGTGCAAGGATTGGCATTGAGTATTTGAACAATGTAATCCTGAAAGGTAGAAGTACCTACTCCGTTGTTATCGTGGCCGGCATGGAGTATGCTTCATTTGTCGAGAACTATTACAATAAGAACGTTTTGGCGCAAACGGAAATGATTGCGGGTGAGGCGGTTGAATGGGCTTTTAGAACGATGAAATGAAAACGGCGAATATCATAAAGGCAGATATCAAAGGATTATTGGATAACAGCCCTTTGGCTCATTATGTTGCCCACAGTGGCGGAGCCGTTTATGTGGATACAAGGCCAACCGATTCAACCAAGCCTGATTGCGTGATTTCTCTCCTGATGGGCGAAACGGGGCAGGTTTCTGTTAAGGGCTTGCTGCTTGTAAAAGTGTTCTACGCTGATAAGCTGTTGGGCGATACGTGGTATGAGAATATGTGCATGGGTAACGTGTTACAAGAGCTGCTATATGGGTTTAGCGAATCGCTAATGGGCAACCTGAAATACAACTTTAGCCGATACGGGCGACAGGTATTTTCTGAACAGCCGAAAGAGTTGGAGGCTTCACACCAGCGTTACGCTATTTTGAGAATGAATTTTAACATTAATAACCATTTGAAATGAAGAATTTTTCAGTAAACATAAAGAAGATTTGGTACTCCGTAACCGATGGTCAGGGTAGGCCAACGGATTGGATTCCGATGATTGATGATGTGAAGGAGGGGACACTGGCAATAACGCAGGGTACTCCTTCCGTTACGCCGCTAAAGAATGAGTTAGGCCAAACCAAGGCGAGTAAAATCGAGGCGAGCCAAAAGGAGATTGCGCTTGAGATTATTGGCCTTGACCCTAACCTCATTCAGAAGTTTGCCGGGGGTACATCAACGAATAGTGGTGATACCCATGAGTTCAAGGCAACGTTGGCACCGAACTCACTGCAAAGGCTTGGCATTATGGCTCTATCAGATAATAACGTTCTGTATGAGTTGCCATACGTTGAGTTCAGTGCTGCACCGCAAATTGATAATACCGCAGATGGACAGAGGTTCGTAGTGAATGGTGCTGCTCTCTATCCTTTGGATGGAACTACGAGTGATTTCTACTTCACCATTCTGAATGAAACGGCAGCGAAGAAGGCAGCAATAACAGCTTTTACCTTTGCTAATATCGTAGGCAACGCTACGATTAACTCAACGGCTAAAACCGTTACGGCAACCGTATCAAGTGCTGGCAGTGCTACATCAATCACCCCTCACATCACCGTGAGCAAGGGTGCTTACGTAAGTTCACCGTATAGCGGAGAAACGAAGAACCTTGCAACCACTACGGATTACGTTGTTGAGGCAGCCGATGGCACTAAGGAAACTTGGAAGGTTAAAGTAAATCAAGGCTAATGGGCGCAACCGTTAGGGAGTTGGCTAATCTGGCTTCGGGGCGACCCGAGGGCAAGATGTATGTTCGGTTTATGGGGGTGAAAATCCCCATAGACCTGACATATCTCAAAGTTAAGGTAGTAATTCAGTTGGCTGGATTTAGCGAAAAGATGAGTTTCCCCGAGGAGGATGGAAAATTATACATCAACTTTGCAAAGAACTATCCCGTGCTGATTGATTATGTGGCAACAGGATTGGCCAACGGGCGGAGATTGGCAAAGTATCCAATTCGCAGGGCATTACGGCAGATGAACAACAAGCAGCTTCATTACCTTTTCGATATGGTTGAACGGCTGAAGGATGAAGAGAGGTTTTTTTTTGCCTATCAGCTCATAAAAAGAGGGAAGTATCTGATTATAAGCAAATCAGAGGGGAAACCATCTTTGGAAGGATAGCGAAGTATCAGAGTATCGTAAAGGGTGAAAGTGATAGCGAAGTGAGCGAAATGCCTTACGTAAAGATGTTGCTAAAGTTGGCCGATTTTCCCGATACGGAAAAAATAAAAGATAAGGATAAGAAAGAAAAATTTGAAAGCGCACAGGCCGAGTTTGAGGCAGCGCAAAAACTCTTTGGATAATGGGCGGACTGCATTTTGAAACCGATATAGATAAGAAGAAATTCGATGTCAAGGCTGCTGAATTAGAAAAGCAGATGCAGCAGTTCGGTAAGGTTGCCGAGCAGCAGGGTGGCGTTATCGAAAAGGGTATGCAATCAGCCGTAAGGGGTGTGGCAGGGTTGGCAGCAGCCTACATTTCACTGAACGCAGCCGTAAGAGCCGGGAAAGAGGTTGTGGGGCACTCCATGAAGCTGGAAACGGCCATGCGAAGCGCAAGCACCATCTCCAAAGAGGTAACCGAAAACTTGGATGAATACACAAAGGCCATTGAGGATTTAAGCCGTACCAGTTCACAATCGAGCGTATCACTGGCCACAGCATTCAAAACCATTATTTCGGCATCATACGAGGCCGATGATGCACTACACTTACTTTCGATTGCCGATAAAGCCGCAGCAGCAGGGTTCGTTGATATTGAGGTAGCAGCCGATGGGGTTACTACTGTATTAAATGCGTGGGGCAAAACCGTTGAGGAGAGCGAACGGGTAAGCGATATTTTCTTTAAAACCATTGAACGAGGTAAAACCACGTTTCCCGAACTGGCAGCGAATATAGCCACGGTAGCACCGTTAGCCGCCTCATCAGGTGTTAGCTTTGAGGAGGTATCAGCAGCCATTCAAACGCTAACAAGGCAAGGAACGCCAACGGCCATAGCCATGACCCAGATAAGGGCTGCACTGGTGGCCATGAATGAAAATCTTGGCGATGGGTGGAGCAAAACCATGACCTTTCAACAGGGTGTAGAGATGATGGCTCAAAAGGCTGGTGGCTCCATGAATGCCTTGAAGGCGATGGTAGGCAGGGTTGAGGGTGTGAATGCTATACTGGCCATGACGGGGAAGAACACCAAAAGCGCAAGCGAAGATTTGCAATCGCTGGCCGATGTAGCGGGATTAACAGGCGAAGCATTTGATAAGGTAGCACAGAGTACAGAATTTCAGATAAAATCACTCAAAAACACACTACTGGCGGAACTGGCTCCCATCGCTGAATCGGCCAAAAAATCCATCGGTTACTTGGCTAACATGGTGGATAAAGGGTTGAAAAGTGGCAACTTACAAGCAGTAGTATCAGGATTGACACGTATGGCCGTTGCACTTGGAGCAATCAAAGGGGCTTCGATGGCCGTTTCGGCAGTAAGGAAAATAGGCATGAGGCTGCATGAGGAGGAGCTGGATATGCAGCGCAAGGCATTGGCACAGGCACTAACAACACAGAATGCAATCGCACTGGGATTACAGCAGGAAAAGGCATTGCGGGATGAGGCTACACAGGCCATCAGAGATAAGCTGGCAGCGCAGTTGATGGAATTAAGAGCAGCCAAAGCCGCAGCCATTGCCGATGCAGCCACGATTAAGCAGAAAATAATCAACACCAACTTGGAGATTGCCCAGCATAGAAAGAGCTTATCGATGGCCGTGGCCGAGAAGAATTTAACACAGGCGAAGTTGGCACGGGAAAGGATGCTCACAGCGCAGAAACAACGGGATATTCTGATTGATAGCAAAAAGATAGCCACACAGAAAATTGCCAATCTACAAACGAGGTTGGATAATACGCTAACCACCGTAACCATTGCAAAGAAGAAAGCCGCAGCCGTGGCCAATAACTTTTTGATTTCCTCGTTCAATAAGTTAAAGGCAGCATTGGCAACTAATCCGTTTGGATTGGTAATAATGGGTATTTCGTTGCTAATTCCGTTAATTAAAAAATTATCAAGTGCAACAAAAGAGGCTTCAGCAGCTCAAAAACAGTTAAAGAAAGATTTTGAGGATTTTCAGGATTTAGAAGATGAATACAAAAAGATTGAAAAACGGCAAGCGATAATCGAGAAATTAACACTTGAGCAGTTAGAAGAACAGAAACGGGCTATTGAAGAAAAAATAAAAAAGGAGCAAGAGTATGGCGTTGCTATACTTGAAAACCAAGAAGCAATAAAAGAGGGGAAACACGTAATTGAATATGAAGCAAGCGCAAAGGCTCAAGCAGCCGTTTTAGCACCAAAGGCCATGCCGTTGCTTGGCGGGATGTTTGTTAAATCAGCCATTAAACAGATTGGCAAAGAGATAACCGAGCAAGAAAAAGAATATTTAAAAGAGCTTGAAAAAGAGGAGGAAAAACGGCAGGAACGGCTATCTGAACTATTGGAGTTTGAAAAGAGTATCGAGGCCGAAATACTGAATCGGGGCGATGTATCAGTTGAGGCTTCTAAGCGTACTATTGAGGCAATTGATAAGGATATTGATGCACTCAAAGAGCAACAGCGCACCGTTGCCGAAACCAACGCTCAATACTTGGAGTTTCAGAAAGAGATAAACAAGCTGGAGGCCGAGAGAGAGCGAATAACGGGAGTAGAGCCAAAGGCAACGAAAACCTTTGAGGAGCAGCTAAGGGATATTAAACAGGCTTATGAAGATTACGAAAACCAAAGATACATATTACAGGCCGAGGGCGATGATAAGGGATTAGAGCACCTTGAATTTACCTTTGAGCAGCAAAAGGCCATTGCTGCTGATTACATTTCCTATTTACAAAGGCTATGGGAAGATTCCAATATCTCGGAAGAGCAACGAAAGGCCATAGCAGCCGAATTAAGGCCATATTACGAAGAAAAGGCCAAAAAGGTACTGGACAGCCAAAAGGCCGAAATGGAGGCTTTGCAACGCATTGTAGAGGAGAATCAAAAGGCATTCGACCAACGGGCGAAGCAGCATCAGAAATACCAAGATGATAGGTTAAAACTTATCAAAGAGAAAAAGAAACTTGAGGCCAAGCTACTAACCGCCAATGATGATGAAGCCGAGAAACTAAAAATACAAATACTCAACATAGCATCTGCCATTGAAGTGCTGGATACAAAGATAAAGTTTGGCACGGAGGAGGGTATTGCGCTCTATAACAAAATGTATCGGGATGTTAGCAATGCCAACAGGCGAATGATTAAAGAGCAGATCGAGGCCATAGAAGCGTATCTACAAACCATTGATAAAACTCATGACGATTGGGATGCACTCAACCAGCTGTTGGCAGCAGCCAAAAAGCGGTTAAAGGAACTACCCTATGATGAGTTGAAGACGCTTGCGGGTGCGTTCAAAGAACTGGGCGATGCCTTGAGTAGCGTAAATCCTAAGCTTGGGGTAATGGTTTCACTTTTGGGCGATTCGTTGGATATGGCAGCCGATATTTACAAGGCCATAAAGAACGATGAAAACGCATTTGAAACGGCCGTTAATGGTATGGTTCAGTTGGGCACAATGGTAATACGGCAGATAGAAAGGAATAAGAAAGCTCAGGAAGATTGGAACGCTGCTATACTACAAACAGTTCACAATATGCGAATGCTTCAGCTTGAGGCATTGGATTACGCTCAATCAAACATTTTCGGGGTTGAGAATCCGTATGCACGGGCAATGGCTGGTGCAACTCAATACGCTGAAACGATTGGTATGCTTCGTGATTCGCTCAAAGATTTGGAGCAGGGGCAAATCCAAACGGGTATGAGAAAGGTATTCTCGGGTGAAAATGTTGCCTCGGGAGCCGTGTATGGAGCAGGGGCAGGTGCTGCCATTGGAACAATGATTGCGCCGGGGATAGGTACTCTTATCGGCGGAGCCATAGGATTATTCGTAGGGGCTGGGATAGGCGCACTGGCAAGGGAAACGGTTCCGGTAATGGAGAATCTTGTGGATAAGTTTGGTTTTATTTTCGATTTTGAAAACTTTGCAATTAATCCCGAGATACTGGCTTCGTACGATTTACTGGATGAGGCCACAAAGAAACTGGTGGATAACTTCGAAGAGTTGATTGCTAAGGCAAAAGATGCACGGGATGAGATTACTCAAAATTTCAAAGATTTAGCGGGCGATGTAGGGGCGCAGCTAAGCAAGGCACTCCAAGAAGCGTTTATCAATGATGATGTTCAGGGGGCAATGGATGATTTCGAGCGGTACTTCAATAACATGATGGAGAATATCCTTGCTCAAAAGGTATTCGCTTCGGTATTTGGTGATTTATTCGATATGCTTGAGCAGGATATGCTGGCCTCGTTTGGCATCGGCCCGAACGGAGAAATTTTGGATGGAGCAGATTACGATATCACAGATGATTTAATGAGGCTATTTGAAATGATACCCGAGAGGCTGGACGCTTACATGGCAGGCATGGATGCGATAAAGCAAATGTTCGGTGGGTTGTTCGAAAGAGATAAGGAGGATGAAGCTGGTGCCTTTGAAGCGGATAGGGGTATAACGAGCCAAATAACGGCGGATCAGGCAAGCGTTCTGGTGGGTAACACGGCAAGGATAATGATTTCCAACGAGCAGATTTCGGCCAAACTTGCGGAAACCAATCAGCAAACGGGCAGGATACTGAACTTGGCCATCGAGAGAAATACCATCTTAGGAGCGATAAAACTGGATACAGCACGGTTGGCCAACATTGAGCGATATACGAAACGAACGGCCGATATTTTGGATGGCGGAACTAATAAATTTTAGGCATGGATATTCTGATTGATAATATCAACCTTTTGAGCAAGTGGGGTATAAATGTGATGAATTACACCACACTATTCGATATCGCTGAGGAGAAAACAGAATTTTTTGAATGGCAGGATAAATCGGGAGTTCAAAAAGGCGACACAAATAGTAGGTATGCACCGATTGAGATAAAGTTGGAATGCTACATCGTTAAATCTACTGAATTACTTGCTTACAAAGAGTTAGTTTCATTTACCGATTATCTTTTCTATAAAAACGTTGGCTATGGTAATGGAGTGAGCGTTCTTTCCATTGTGTACAGTACGGATAGGCTTTGCTTTCTGGTGGATAGGATGAAGCACGTTAGTACCAGCACCAATATTCAAGCGGGACGGGCAATCCTTATCTTTGAGCTGGAGCTGAGAATTGTTAATCCACGGGCAAAAACGTTCACAGTGAGCAATAGTGATGAGGCTACTATCAACTACGGGAACAGGGAGCGTTCGATGATATATTGGGGCGATGGAGCGAGTGAACTATTGGAGAGGGCCGGTACTTATTCGCACACTTACAAGGCTAAAGGAGATTATTGCGTTATCATTGATATTGATAAGCAGGATTATTTGGGTACTCTGCCCGATGCACCGATTTCTATTAGCCCAGATACTGTGAATAAGAATCGTAAAGGCGGTGAGGAGGAGTTGCTGGTAACGTGTGCCGATGATTGGCAGATAGATGATATTCCCACTTGGGCGCACTTTGAGAACTTGGCAGGGCTAACCATAACGGGTGGCATTGGTAACGAAATAATTAAGGTTTTCGTAAAAGAGAATAACTCCCATGATGATAGGAGCGCAGAGGTAAAGTTCAGAACGGTAAGCAGGGAGGCAGTATTAACGATTAATCAGAGTGGATACATAAAGCGAACAACGGGTGTTGAGGATAGAACAACGGGTGTAGAAGTAAGGATTGTAAACTAAAACATTTTGAGATATGGCAAAGAGAATAACAGATTTAACGGAATTGGGCGATGGCAACGACTTGGCCAACTATTTTGCAGAGATAGACCGTTCCGATTTGGGCGAAACAATGAAAATAGCTCTTAAAACGTTGCTAAGGGGGTTAATTGATAATGCTGGCAATGTAGTGGCCAAGGGTAACAATGGAACCGTTTTGGTTGATGAAATTAAGCGGTTAACTCCATCTGTAACGGATAAAGTTGCATTGCCAACGATTGAGGGTTGTGAAAAAATATACTTTGATGCAGCCGATTTAGGACTTAATCCTGCAACTTGCACGGTTAAGAATATTGCGCAAAAATTAGCACCTAAGCAGGCATTTATGAAAGCCGTAAGCACAAGCCAAATGGAAGGATTGGATTTACCAACACAAAAAGGTATGTTAATTATTGCATGGAGAGTGTGTGATTATGGTACTTTTTGGGATATTAGATTTATAGAACAGCAACGAGATACAACATCAAACTCTTTAAAAGGTTTTGCTTGTGAGTATTATGGCCATATAGAGGGTGATAATGTTTACTGGCAAAGGGATGGCATTGTTATTTCCGGTGAGTTCAAAAGAGTTTCAGGGGAGTGGCAATGCAAATATCAAGGCAGGCCGTATTCGGTTGAAAAGGTTGTTAATGTTTTGAAAATAACACACAATCTGGGCACATCGGCATACCTTTGTAGTATTTTCCTTAAAGATGGTGCTGCTGTTTTGCCTTGCACGTATGGAGTGTTCGATGATTATTTTACCATCATAATAGAAGATGGGTTTAATGATATCGAGAATATTTTTGTGAGGTTCAAAATTGAATTAATTGGCTCACTAATAACACCGTAAACCATGTATTTGCCAATTTACAGAAACGCACAACGGATTATCTTTGTTCAGCCTGACGGCTCTTCGGAGCTGGTTCAGGAGTACATGAATAAGGATTACGTTTCTTTAAACTTCAAGTTAACGAAATACGTTGCGTTGGAGATTGGCGATTACATACTACTGGAAGATTTTTTACCGCACAAAAAGGGCAAGTACACTTTGAAAATTGTTCCCGATATACCGATTAACCGAGCCAAAGAGTACCACTATGAGTGTATTTTCAATAGTGAGATGTACTATATGGGTGATGTTCAGTTCAGGCCGTTAAACAGCCAAAATTTCGAGTTTGAGCTCACGGGTAGGCCAAAGGATTTCATTCAGGATGTTTGCAACTCACTCAATAGAGAGTTGGGAGCAGATAAATGGCTGGTTGGTAACATAGAGCCTTTGATTGATGGCTACTACAAAACCATCATGTTCGATAACGTGATGTGTAACGAGGCACTACGGATTATTTCGGAAGAGTACAATGTGGACTTCTACTTTCAGTACGTTAGAACATCAGATGAAGAAAATAATCTTATTCATTTAGAAGCACCAGTTGAGAAATTGCCATCGGGGGTACGATTTGAAACAGGCCGTTATGGTGGATTGAGAAACTTGGCACAGATGAAAGCCGATCCGGAACTATCGCTAAAAACAGAGATTTGGGGGTATGGGAGTAAAGATAACCTTGCACCCGATTATGAAAGCCCCGTGGTTCCGAAAAGGTTAGCATTCGTGGGCGATAACGGGGAGAGCAAATTAACCGAAAACAAGCATCTATACGGAGTTCGGCAGCTAACCATTGTGAAGGATGATATAAAGCCCAACAGGGTGGGTGAAATAACCGATGTTTTAGCAATTAACAAGGTGGCTGATGCTTCGCTAACATTTGATATTAAGGATTACTACATTCCGAATATTCAGCCGTTAATCAACGTTTTATCAGGGAAGCTAACGGGAAGGCAGTTTGAATACCAGTTTGATTATGCCGAAAAATCCTTTTTGATTAAGCCGATAACCGACCACATCACGGGATTTATTTACCCAAGCGAGGAATACGGAGGCTTTGAGGTTGGCGATAAGTACAACCTAATCAATATTAGCTTACCGCAATCTTACGTGGATGAGGCAGCCGAGCTATTAAAAAATGCCGTTCAGTTAGAGTTGGATAAGCGCAAAAATCCCGAAATGAACTATGAACTCGAAATTGATGAATTTGAAATACAGCGCAAAAATATTAGTTTGCACGCAGGATTGTTAATTGATGTACGCAATCCCGAGCTTGGTATTTATAGAGAGATACGAATAAGGCACTTGAGGCAAAACGTGATTAATCCTTACGTTTACGATTTAACGGTGAGCGACCACGGGGTTATCGGTGGTTACCTATCCACGAGGTACATAGTGAAATTTATGGTGGTGGATGCCAACTCAAATCCATTGGAAAATGTTGTAATCCGTATTAACTTTGTGGATGTTATCACCGATGGGCTTGGGCGAGGTGAAATTGAGTTGACGAGTGGTGTTTATGATTACTTTGCTCGTTTAGAGGATTATCAAGATGTAAGCGGTGAGGTGATAATTTCAGGCGATGGTGTTGAGGTGCTGATTGTTATGGACAACTACGCTTATGCTGTGGATTACTACGGAGAAAATGCAACGGATTTACTAAAGAAATACGCTTATGGCACAGAATATTAAAGAACTGAACGAAGTTGAAGATTTGGGGCTTGTGATTTGGGAAGCCTTTGAGATGGATGCCGAAAACACGGATAAAACGAGGGTAAAAAAGGTATCACCGCTAAAGGATTCGGCAGATGTATCGGATAGGTCGCAAATCTTAATCTTTGCTCACGAAAAGGTAGCGGGTAAATGGGTAATGCGGAAATTGGACAGCACGGCACTAAGCAATGTTTATTCTGCCAACGCAGTATCTTATCTGCTCGTGAATAACGATGGTAGTGTAATCGTTTCCGATGGGGATAGCGTGAGGGAGTTAATTGCAAAACTTTCCGAAGATGAAAATCCAAAACTTGGGGGTAATTTAGATACAAATAAAAATCGGGTACTTTTGAGCAAGGGGAGTAATATAGCATCGGCAAATATTATTACCCTTGAAGGAGACGATAACGGCAATCTTTACCCCGTTACGGGGACAACAAAATTGCGATTTATTAATGGTTCAACCTGGAGTGATGGTAGTGTAGTATCATTGGTATTCACGGACGGATTAGAGGTTGAGCATAATGCCTCACCAGCAGCCAATCCGAATCATCCAGTAATATTAGCCTGTGGGAAAAATTACATGTTTCAGGCTGGCGATGTATTAACATTAACGCTAATAGGCAAAAAGTGGATAGAAGGCACTACAACTGGAGGTGTTAATGTATTTACGGGATTATACGATACTCCCTCAACCTATACGGCCAATAAGGTTGTTTCAGTAAAGAGCGATGCTGAGGGTTTGGAGTTCAAATATGGAGTGAAAAAAGGCACAGAAAACAACGATGATTTAACAACGCAAGGGTTTGTTGAGGATTTGATTGCCGATGAAATGGATAAGTTGGATTGCCCCTATGATTTGGCCTTCGCATTGGGTGATGAAGAAACCGATTTGGACGATGGCGATACAGTTCAGGTATTCATAACAAGGGGATTTGAGGCCGAAAAGATAACCGTTGTGGTGAATGAGGCTCCTGATGGAGATGATATTGAGGTTGAGTTGAAAGTTTATCGCGGCGCAAGTTGGAAAGATATTGGCACGGTAACGATAACCGATGGAACAACACAAGGTTCGATAACTTCTTTCGATACGGAAATATTTGAAGATGGCGATTTGCTCAAGGCGGAGGTGGTTCAGGTTGGAAGTAGTGCTGCCGGAGCAGGGGCAAAAGTTTACGTGAAAGGTTCATTGAAGGGAGCAGTTGGTGGAGGAGGCGTTGGCAACCCCAAAGAGCAGGATTTAGGCTCAATATCGGGGAATGTAGAGATTGATTTGAGTTTAGGCACTTGTGTAATCGCTACGCTAACGGCATCAACTACACTTTCATTCACAGGTTTACCGCCATCAGGAGAAATTTTGGAGTTTACATTGAATTTTACGGCAATAAAAGAGATTAATTGGCCTGTGGGTACAACGGTATTTAACGGTGGGGCAGCAATGATAGTGCTTAGTTCACCCTATACATATAGTTGTGATATAGATAGTAGTGGAAATCTAAGAGTATGGGGGGTAGCAGAATGGGGGGTAGCAGAATGGGCATAAGTAAGAATGTATTTTTAAGGGGTGGTGTTGGGAGTACGCTGTACTTTAACCAAGAGTATAATTATGCTCGAAGTGTTTCGTGGGGAGACAGTGATGATTTTTCTAATGGATTAACGTATAGCCTTTTTATGAATATTTCTGGCAGAGTAGAAGAGTCAAACACAATAATTGGAGGTGCGAACATGTGGGTTTATATAAAAGGCAGTGATTTGATATATAGATACTATTCAACAAATAATGTTACCAAGACAATAAGTGGATTCTATACATACTCAGGGTGGATTCATTTTTGTTTTATACGGGATTTTCCAAACAAGGCAATACTCGTATATGTTAACGGAATTAATAAGCATAACGCTGTTTATGAGAATATGACAGAAAGAGTTACAGGTGGATTAATAGTTGGCAACTTTAGTACAAATTCTACCAACTATTTTGGTGGGAATATGGCATTTCTAAAAACATACAACCGAGTACTTTCTGATAACGAAATAAAACTCCTTTCCAAGAACTATCCCATCAGCCGAGTAGGACTGATTGGCGAGTGGGATTTAACCGAGGGAAGCGGAAGTGTGAGCTACGATAAATCAGGCAGGGGTAAAGATTTAACCATTTCAGATTGTGCGTGGAATAGTGATAAACCATTTTAAAACAAATAGTTATGAAATACATAAAGGATAACATCATCAGCAGTTCACCATCAATTCCGTTTGTGAGCAATCCTTCACACGAAACCATTTTGGTTAACGGCTGGGAGGTGTATATTGAACCCGAAGTGGAAGAAACGGATTGGCTGCATGATTACCCGAAAAGGATAGAGGCAAAAGAAGCAATACTACTCAAGCCTGAAGCACCGATAATGTTTATGAAAATATCATCGAGAGGTTTGCCCGTTGAGGAAATTGAAAAGGAAAACGGAGAATTGGAATATCACATTTACGTTTACAAAATCCGTGAGGACGACCAGTACATCATTGATAAATATCCAGATTTATTAAAAGTTGTTGACCGTGATTAAAGCAGCCACCATATTAGCAGCCTTGTTGTTGATTGTGTACCTTGTGCTCATCGGGGTTCAAAAGAGCATCAGCGATTCGTGGTACAAATTTCCTACTTTACGTTGGTTGTTTTTTCTTACGCTCACGGGTTGCGGATTTCTGATTGCCGCTGGGGTTAATCCAGTTACGCATACGATACTTTTGCATTTGGCTTGCTTGGGTGCGTTGATTGTTGCTGTAGCTCCCAATTTCAAGGCGGGAAAGGTTCATAAAATAATGCACTATACGGGTGCAGGAATGATTGTGGTTTTCGGCTACTTGGGATTAATCGTTGAGTTTGGGGCATGGGATTATAGCTTGCTCTTTTTGCTTATTTCATGCTTGGCATACGTGCTGGTTGAGAGTAACAAAATCTTTTGGTTTGAGGTGTTTGCTTTCGGTGGATTGTTGTTTTACCTAAATTTGTTTTAAGGTGTATATAATTAATTCGAAGCGGTTTGATAAGTGGCGTAATGCTTTCATAACTACTTGGGAAATACCCGATGATGATTTTGAGTTCACGTTCCCGACCGCACCTTTTTCTGGTGGTGTTTACGATTACTATATTGACTGGGGCGATGGCAGCGAGGTTGAGCATTATACCGATGATACCCCACCAACACATGAGTACGCACTTGAGGGTGAATATTCGATAAAAGTTCGTGGTAGTTTGCCGAGGGTTGCGATTGCAAATGGAAGCGCAAAAACATTGCTATTAGGCGTAGATAATTGGGGTGATGTTGGCTTTAGGAGTTTTTATCAAATGTTTTATGGTTGCACGAGGAATTTTTATATCCCAAATACATTGACTGGACATAACAACGTAACAGATATGGGATTAATGTTTTATCAAACAATCTTTGACCAAGATATATCTGAGTGGGATGTTAGTAGGATAGTTAATATGAATGGTATGTTTCAAAATTCAAAATTTAACCAAGATATAAGCGGGTGGAATGTATCAAATGTAAAATATATGCAAAATATGTTTCGAGCATCAGACTTTAACAAAGATATTGGGTTATGGGATGTTGGAAACGTTGAAAATATGTCGTCTATGTTTTTGAGTTCAAAATTTAATCAAGATATATCTGGATGGAATGTAAGCAATGTGCAAGGTATGCTTGGGATGTTTAGGTCGGCTACATCATTTAATAAAGATATAGGTTCATGGATTGTTAGCAAGGTTACAAATATGGAACAAATGTTTTATTCTGCTACATCCTTTAACCAAGACCTATCAGGCTGGTGCGTGGAGAATATAGCAAGCGAACCAACCGACTTCGCCACAGGCGCAACCGCATGGGTATTACCTAAGCCCAACTGGGGCGCACCGTGTTCATAAATTAAAATAGAAAACAATGTGCAGCAATACTGAACTCGCAATCAAAATCAAGGGATTAGAAACTCAATTAGATGGGCTAATGGAGCTCAACGCTCAAGCGTCAGCGTTTCAAAAAGAGAAACTAAATGCTATTTTAGAGCAGGCCATCAAAACCAATAGCAGGGTTACGGCGTGTGAGGGGAAATTGCATGGATTGAGATTTTGGGCATGGCTGATAGAAAAACCGTACCGATTGGTGCTTTCGTTGTTTGGATTGATATTTATCGTTAACTTTGTGGATATTGAAAAGATAGTTGAACTTTTGCTAAAGATATTCAAATGAGAAAAATCAATAAGATAATAGTTCACTGCTCCGATAGCGATATAGAAGCTCATCAGGATATTTCCGTTATTGATTACTGGCATAGAGAGCGAGGTTTCGCAATGGTTGGCTACCACTACTTCATCACGTGGGACGGAACGATACAGAAAGGCAGGGATTTGGAAAGGGTTGGAGCGCACTGCGTAGGGCAAAATGCTGATTCCATCGGAATCTGTTTAGGCGGAAGGCACAAGTTTACAAAGGTTCAGTTCACTACGCTTAAAGCATTGCTATTCGATTTAATAACGAGATTCAACCTCCGTACTACGGATGTTTACCCGCATAACCACTTTGATAAGAACAAAACGTGCCCTAATTTCGATTTGGATAAAATTTAAAAACTAATACCATGAATGGATTTACAATACTTTTGAACGTACTTGGAATAGCGATATTCTACGTTATCAGGCTTGTTAATCGCAGCACAAAAAACAAACTTTCGCTGAAATTTTGGATAAAAGAGAATTGGCCTGAACTCTTAATCACAACGCTGATAAACTTTTGCGTGCTGATCCTGCTGCTGCATCACGCTACCGATGTATCGGCCTTGCTGGAGAAATTCGTACCAAGCGGAATGGTGCTGGCCGGAAAACCTGCTGCTGCCTTTGCGGTTGGATTATTCGCATCGTATATGATTTACGAATATGTTAACGAAAAGTTGAAATGAAAATGGGAGAGGTATTGATAGGATTGCTGATGGTGGCAATGGGATTCGGGGGCGGTTACTTCACGGGTGCAAAGGTTGAGAAAAAGAAAGCGGATCAGCACTTAACCGAGATTGTGGAAAATACCGATAAAATGGTTAATGAACTCAACTTAAAGATTGATAGTTTGAAAAACCTACCAGCAAAGGTGGATACCGTTATTGTAAATACCGAGACCATTATTCAGAAAACCGATACACTAATCCTGATGAGCAACGATATCTACAAGAATACCGATACCATCAAGCATGAACTCCGCAGATTCATTGAGAAATCAAAATAACGGTACATAACGTTTTGCGTGTATGAGCAGTGGCA